AATGAATTAACATTTACTCCTTATCCGTGTTGATAATTTTCCTTAGAACCGCAATGGTTTATCTCTCTATGCTTGGATGAAGTTCAAGCACGAACTGATCGTTCCTTTGCCACTTCTCTTTTCGGTAAACAGCAAAATCAACAATGGACTTCAACATTTCGTTTTTCTTTGCCGGGTCCTTGGTCTTATGATATAATTTTAATATTGATTTGATCTTAGGGACGATATTTGTTTTTTTGTTCGCCCTAGTCATTTCATTCTGTATCTCAGATTTTATTTTTTCAATCGCCTGTTTAATCGATTCTGTACGTTCTGCCAATATCTTAGATCGTTCTAGGTAAGTTTCGATACTGTAGATCCCTTTTTCGAGGTAGTCGTGGAGACTACCTTTTTGTTTTTCTGTATCGCTCAATTCACGTTCTAATGTTTTCAGAGCAGTTTGCCTAGCTTCAACACCCATGTTTGGTGAATTTTTTCGCTCCTTTAGTTCGATCTTGAGTTGAGCCAACCATTGCTCCAAACTCCAAAGTAGCTTTTCCTCTACATACGCCGCCCTGGATGATCTATTAACGCAAAATTGGTTATAACACTTGATATGTGCAGGTTGGTTAGTATACGGTCTAAGTACCATGGATGAGTTACAGTATCCACACCGAATTAAACCGGCGAGAGGGTTGGTTATACCGTTTTCTAGCTGATACGGCACGTGATACTTTCCTTTTAATATTTTCTGAGCTTGGTTGAATAGCTCTTCACTAATTAGTGGTTCATGCTTCCCTTTAGCGTCTATCCACTCTTCTTTCGGCCTTGACTTGATATCCCGTTGTTTTCCTGGGGTGGTGGATTTCTTCTGTTCTTTTCGGCCCCATTGTATTCTGCCAATGTAAACGGGGTTTTTGATTATATTTAAAACAGATGATGATTTCCAAAGGCCACCTGTATAAGTTCTGCAAAACTTGTTCAATTCAAGCGCGATCTTATTTGCCCCTACTTTCTCACGTTTACCATTCACTTCAATCCCGTTGGCGTACCAATCAAAGATTAGTCGCACAATATTCGCCTGTTCTGGATCCGGTACCAAGAAGCGCTCACGATCCGTCTTATGAATCTGATATCCGTATGGTGGCCGTGTGGCAATATAGTTTCCTTCCTGAACGGAACGTTTACGCCCGCCCTGCATCCGGCGAGTTATCGTTTTGAGTTCGTGCCGCGCAAAGAATGCCTGAAACTCGGACATAGTTTCATCCATTTCATTACGCAGGTCATATGTCTTGAGAGGCGTTATAATAAGTGTATTCGCATTTCTGAACGTCTCTAGTATCAATCCTTGTTCCTGCATGTTTCCGCGGCCTAACCGATCCATATCCATTACGAGAACTCCGTCGTACAATCCTGAGTCTACTTCCCGTAGTAATTCTTGCATTTCAGGTCGATGAAGAAGGGATTCTCCGGATACAATTTCCTCACGAATCTTGATGATATTTAAATTTCGCTCTTTCGCAAACCGAAGCAGCGCTTTTTTATGCTTGGCTAATGTTTCTCCCTCGCCGCGCATTTCTGCTTCCATGTCTGCACGGCTTTTTCGGAGATATATTGCTACTCGTTCCATGATGATCCTCCTTTCATGTTTTATCTTATCAACGTTCTCATATCTGCACAATTGGAAAAAAAGGCTCTTCGTAAAAACGTGTTGAAATAAATTCTTTGTTCAAACTATCAAAAATCGTAAAAGTGTGTTGAAATCACCCCCTAAAATAGTACAATGGTAATAAAAAGGAGGATGAAAAAATGGTAAGAGACATTAAGTTTCGTGGGTGGGATACCCTCCATAAAACTATGACCACTAACCTTCATGATGATTACATCATTGGTGAATGGGCAAGAGACCCCAGATTCGTTGTCTTGCAATACACAGGGCTCAAGGACAAACAAGGCGTTGAGATATATGAGGGTGATGTTGTTGAAGTTACCGAGATGCCTAACAGCCCTGACGAACGACACTATGTTGCGGAAATCATTTATAAAGATGCTTGTTTTTTGATCAAAGAATCAGGCAAGATCGAAATACCATTAAGAGAGATTACTTACGAGCCTTATTCTAACGGGTATCATCCATTGACATGCTCAGTCATCGGAAACAAATACGAAAACCCAGAGTTGATAGCCTAATGAACATAATCAAACTACCAAAATATCCATGTTCCTTTTGCAAGAAGAATGAAGCTACTCAGCTATGTGATTTCGTTGTCGGTTATGCCTGGACCAGCATGAAGGATGAAAAGGGACGAATGATCGGTCGCTATCATGAAACTTGTAATAATCAGATTTGTAAATCGTGTGCAACGAATCATGCAGGATATGACCTCTGCCCTTCGTGCAATGAGTTGTACAAATTGATACAAAAAAAACACGATAGGCGTATAGGGAACTTCCTTATTGATTTAGTGTCTGGCAGGGTTTCGCAATGAACATACTGAACATCCCATCACTGAAAGTCACTAAAACAGAACTAAAAGAACATGGCTACGAAATATGGGCAGAGGTCGCGAATCCTCCAGACTTCTGCCCTAATTGCGGCTCATTAGAAGCCAAGCTTTCGAAATTCGGAACCAAACGTCAATTATTCATGGACTTACCTATCCACGGCAAACGTGTCGGCATCATCCTTAACCGCCAGCGTTATTTGTGCAAAGACTGCGGATCGACGTTCCGCGAGATACTTTGGGATATTGATGACGACCACATGTGCACCGTTCGATTCAAAGAATACGTCCAAGAGCAATCGCTAAAGCGTACATTCACCAGTATTGCGGATGAACTTGGCATAAGCGAAGGCACGGTACGAAACATCTTCAACAAGTACATTGACTTCCTTGAAACATCTCATCAGTTTGTTACGCCAAGATGGTTGGGTATCGATGAAATCCATATACTCGGCAAACCCAGAGGCGTAATCGCCAATGTAGAAGAGAACGTCTTAGTTGATCTTCTGGTGGACCGCAATAAAGAGACCATTATACGCTATTTAAGCCATCTGCCTGACCGCGTAGGCGTTGAAATCGTCACGATGGATATGTGGCAACCTTACCGCGATGCAGTTCGCCAGACGCTTCCCAATGCCGTTATAGTCGTTGATAAGTTTCATGTCGTGCGAATGGCTAATCTGGCGGTTGAAACAATCCGCAAGAATATCCGCAAAGAATTGGACGCAAAGCAACGCAGGCAGTTGAAAAATGATCGTTTCTTGATGCTTAAACGCCGTAAGGACTTAACGCCGATGGAGCAGATTATCCTTGATTCCTGGACGCTTAACTTCCCCCGTCTCAAGCAAGCCTACGAGCTTAAAGAAGCATTCTATGAGATATGGGAAGCATCCGACGCAAAGGAAGCACAAGAGCGTTATACAGCTTGGCAAGCATCTATTCCAGACGGGATGAGATCGGCATTCAGCGACATCATCAAGGCTTACGGCAACTGGCAACATGAGATCAATAACTATTTCACTCATAGGGTTACAAATGCCTATACAGAGTCCATAAACGGCTTAACAAGGGTGGTGAACCGTATGGGACGTGGTTACTCATTCAAAGCTCTCAGGGCAAAAATGCTGTATTCAGAAGGACTACATAAGAAAGCGAAAGCCAACTACAAGAAATCCGTTGAACTGATGTACAACATGTTCACTTACCAACGTCCTGAAATCGAAGAGCAAACCGTCACACTCGGAACAGACATTTCAACCCTAATCAAACGTATCGAAGAGGGGTCATTATGACCCTTTTTCAATACACTTTTACGAATAACCGAAAAAAAGAAAAAGCCCCGGAGGGCTTAGTAAATAAATGTGTTTCTCACTCTTTTTGATTTTATCATATACGGAATCCAGATGACGCATGTTATTAAAGCTTTAAACAGTTGACCCCATTGCTCTTCTATCACACGCTTGTCGATTTCAGGAACAATGCTGATTATCAATATGTAAATAAATCCAAATATGAGTGCAGATAAGTAAAATAGTATCATTGTTTTGGAGAATGCTTTTTTAAGTCTAAAACACTGATAAGCTGCGAGTAAAAGAATTGACAAGTTAAATAAATTGAAAACTGTTTCAAACAACACAGCGAAAGCAAGTGTTGGGCTATACTCAGATATCTCCTGTATTCTTGCGGACGTATACAATGGCATTAGTGTATCTAACAAATAAAACAGTGATTGACCAAATGCAATTATTGCCCCAAGTGCAACTAAATAGAGCCACCCGCCAAATCCAATCGGATAATTGGCATCAATGTAATCACCTGCTACTGAGGCCGAAGCTTCATCTCTTGTTTTTTTATTTTCCAAAAATCTACCTGCTATAGCGAGTGTTAATGAAAATATCCAGATTAACAACAAAACAATTATCCATTGAATGAAAGGGGAATCTAAACCACTTATCTTCCATTCATAATAACACCAATATAATTGTGAAATTACAGGGAATATGAAAGATAATATAGCCGCTGCAATACCGCTGCTGTTGTATGCTATAACAAGCGTCCAAATATGGATAATAACACTACCTGCATATACAAGAAATGCCATTAAACTTGCTAAGCCTACGAATAATGAACTCAAACTAAACAACCTTCTTCACTTTTCCCCATCGGCTGGGGGATTTGCTTATCTTCCTCCGTAAAACATAGATATTTCCGTTCAGTTGGATCGTTATTGCCGAATTCATTGAATTAGTGGTTGGATTCAATTGATATTGTGCCGCAGACAGCAACAAGGATGATTCAAGCATATGAGCAATTTGGAAATCGTACGACGTCGTACGATTTACCAACCGGAAAAATATTTGAGATGCTTTCGCTTTCATTAAAAGCATCATCTAGGTCTCGTAAATCTATTTTTCCGTCGTCTTTATTCATAATCTCACCTATATCGTTCCCCATCGGCTAGGGGATTTTCTCGCGTCATCAAAATAATATATTTACCATAAATTTTACACAATGAAACTTTAGTACTCTATGAAAGTTCAGAATTTTGATGCAATATGTATGAAACTGTGACAAATATCACATATTTTTTCCGCTTATTTGTCATATTCTGAAACGTAAGGGCTACCAAAACCCATTTTTTATCTTGAATGGGAACGGTTGTTCTTATATAATAGAAACACTAACATAAGAGGCGGTTGATGTGATGGAGCAAAGAGATCAGAAGGGACAAGAAATCTTTGACGAAATCCAGTCAATAACGAATGAGCACCCAGAAACGTTTATGCAAGACGTTATGAACATTATATTACGTTACTATGATTCTTGTCCTTCATCAGATTTATCGGCTACATAATTCTCAACAATCAATTTCACTATTCCCTCTAGCTGCTTCTTCTTAGCTGGGTCTGATAAGTCGATCCCGTATTTATCTGCAATTTCGGCAATTACAGCCGCGTTTTTATGAGCCTCCAGGACACCATTCGAGACCAGCGAGGCTCTCTTTGTATCAGAAATACCCAATAGATAATCCACCGATACATCATAAAACCTAGCTATTTTCTCGATCGTTTCTATGTCTGGCTCCCGATTCCCAGATTCATAATTAGAATATGTAGTTCTTACTATACCTAATCTTTTTGCAGCCTCTGTTTGCGATATTCCTTTCTTTTCTCGTAGTTTTCTCAACCTCTCTATTTTCAAGATTATTACCTCCATTCAAGTACGAACATTATTATTATAATGATTCAATTCGAATCCTTACACCTTCTGATTCAAAAAGAATAAAATATGTGTTGACAGATTCGTTATGAATCAGTATTATGTAATTGTAAGGTGATTCAATACGAAACAGAAAAGGCGGTGAACAAGTATGGAAAAACGTTTATGGTTAATCGAAAAAAGAGGAAAATTAACTCAATCTCAAGTTGCTATTTTGTCCGGTATTAGTCGCACAGCATATTCAAACATCGAAAATGGTAGAGGTTTGAGTGTTGCTGTAGCAAAGAAAATTGCATCAGCTTTAAAGTTTGACTGGAAGATTTTTTTTGATCAAAAGAGATTCGATATGAATCAAAACAAAACAGCATAAGGAGATGAAGAAAATGAATCAGTTAAAAGTAATTGAACAAAAAGGTATTAGAGTATTGACTTCTGCTCAACTTGCTGAAGTATTTGGAACTGATTTTAAACGAATTAATTACAACTTTAATTACAACAAAGAAAGATACGAAGAAGGGAAACATTTTTTCGTTCTAACCGGCGATCAAAGAAGAGAATTCATTAACGAGCATGAAATTCATGCTTCCTTAAAAACAGCCCACACCATATACCTCTGGACTGAAAAAGGTGCGTTCCTTCACGCAAAATCACTTAACACCGATCAGGCATGGGACGCATATTCAAAGCTCGTTGATGACTATTACAAGAAAGTAGAAGAATCTAAGCAATCTCAGCCTGATCTATCCGCACTAAGCCCACAATTACAATTCATGATCATGATGGAACAGAAACAAAAAGCACTCGAAACTAAACAAGCCCAGCTTGAAGAAAGGATCAACGATGTTGAGGAAGTAAAAACGACCGTTAACAACATCGCCGAATATATAACCGCGGTACCGGATCATGCCAAAGTGGTAAGCACGGTCAATGAATTTGCCAGGTGGACTAGACTTGGACACAACGAAGTTTACAACAAGGTATATGAAATCCTTAAAAGGATTCATGGCATTGATGTTAGACAAAGGGTAGAAAACGAACGCGAACGCATCCAGAAAGAATACAACCGGAAGTCAGGCAAATGGTACTCCGAATCTACCCTGAAATCAAAAGTAAACGGAATTGACATTATGGTTCGAATGGGCTGCTTGGATAAATTCAATAACATCTTAGTCGGATTACTTTCGCAAGAAAAAATAAAAACCACATTGCGACGTGTTAAATAGGACGGTGAATCAATGAAAAAAACTACCAACTATGATGACAAAAATTGACGGAGTAGAAGTTTCATTTAGAGATTACTTAAGAGAAGTGGATAACAGTAACTTGTACGAATCAGACATTCAAGAGATTCTGCAAAATTGGAGACACGCTGATTGGGTTTACACAGATGATTATATTGCCCCTATTGCAGTGCAAGTCATAACAGATGCGTGTGAACATGATTCCGAACTGTACAAAAAAATTATGACTGTAATTGAAGAAGCATACTTAAAAATTGGACCGAAAATTAGAGAACAGCCAATTATAACTCGCATTAAGTAAAGGAGCGTGAATACATGCAAACTGTCCAAGCCAGAAGACATATACATCACCATAGAGGTGATGACATGGATAAGAAGCCAGCAGAGATTTTATATCACGGCGGGACAGTTATCAAAATATTCGCGCCGGATCCTATGACTGATGAAGAACGAAAAGTAAAAATGGATCGTTTGGAAGCGGCGATATGGGCCATCATTGATGAGTGTCACGAACGCGGCGAGGCGATATAAGCCTCTCCTTAGTGGACTAGCCCCATTAAATATACCCATATATGAGTAAATAGTCGCGGTTAATTTATAAAAGGGAGAGATTAACATGACCTGCACCGGCTGCAACCGTAAAGCAAAGTACCTTGTACATGAACATCTTCAACCGCACTGTGAAGAATGCATGCTTGAGTCACTATGTTCAGTGCCTACGATGGTGATTGATTTAGAGAGCTGGGAGGGGAAGCAGAATGAGCGAAAAAGTGAAGTTGCCTAGGGAAGTGGCGGAAGCGATTGAACGTTTTAGAAATATTGGATGCGATAATGCATCAATCATTTACACATTTGCAAGCGGCGAAGACAAAAACAATATCGATTTCGCAAATTATGCCGCTGATAATTTTGACACACTACTGCAAGCCCTCGTCAACGGATACGAAGTAGAACAGACACCAGAAGAAATTATAAAGCATCTATACGACAACATGTTTTCACCAAACCAAGATGCTTATCGAAACGGCATGATCGACACACTGAACGCGTTAAATATCAAAATCAAAGGAGTGAACGACTAATGACCTTATCGCGTGAAGAAATACTCGCTATGCCATCTGGGAGAGAGTTGGATGCGCTGGTGGCTGAAAAGGTGATGGGGTGGAATGTGAAATTCATGGGCGACATTTTATGGGGGTGGATGTACTCAGAAACCGAAAGAAACCGTTGGTACAATGTACCTAAATTTTCCGCTGACATATCCGCAGCATGGAAAGCGGTGGAGAAGATGAAAAGAAACGATTGGGTATTCGTCATTAACTCTATAAGCGAAGAATGGACAGCATTGTTTTACTTAGACCGGATACATGAGCACGAAGTCACATGTAATTCAGCCCCCGAAGCCATCTGTAAAGCTGCTCTACTCGCAATAATGAACGGAGGAGATAACCAATGAAAGTAAACCTATGGACCATGATATCCCGCTTAGAACAACTCCAAGCAAGCAACAAACGCATGAGTGGCACCGGATTTATGAACGAGATTGAACATTTTATTGATCACGACTTAGAGAAGATGATCGAGGGTCTTAGGGAAGCGCAGTTGGAGATTGAAGCAGCAGAGAAACAGTTGGAGTATGTATGGGAGCTTAGTGAAGCAGCTGGGCAGGAGGCGAAAACGGCATGAGTCCAAACGAAATTAAAGTAGGTGCAACTTACCACAATGGAAAGTCTGGTCCTAGATCATATTCTGCGAGGAAAGTTGTTGAAATGAATTTACCCGTTGTTCATCTTACTTATCCGGAGAGAAAAAGTGATACTGGAGTACGATTCATTCAAGTTGCAGGTCCGTACAAAGGAAAAGAGTTTACGTATCCACTTGAAAGTTTTGCTAAATGGGCTAAGGGAGTAGTTGAAGCAAGTGTTCAAAACAATTGACGACATCATCTCCTATTACAAATCCACTCTAAAGGAGAGATCAACCATGATATCAAATCCAAACTACCGTCCACTTGATTTAAATATAGTCTCCCTATGCTGCGGCAGCTCTATTGAACAAGGAATAGAAGTGGATTATCCGTTAGGTGGTAGAACCTGGGGAATCAGTTACAAAGTCGATGTATGCGGTAATTGCGGTAAGGAAGCAGAGACAGTAGAAGAATGCGGGATATGTGGGGAGATTGGATGCTTGAATGAATGTGAGTAATATACGGCCACCGGCTACGCCTGAGCGGATTCGGTCGGGACGATGGAAAGGATGAAAAACATAACATGACAAAAGATGAGATACGGAAGGTCATATGGCAGAAAACAATGTTATTGACCATTGAGATGCAGCATAAGAAAACACAGTTTTTAAAAGGCAAGTATGCCGCTTTCAAAGAGATGTGGGAGGAACTTGGTAGAGATATCAAACCCGAATCAGAAAGGCCGAAGGCCCCCGATACGACCGAATAATCCCAAGCCGTATAAGACCTTAAAGGAGGAAATGGCATGATAGACATTAAGATCAAAACAGCGACTTTATTAGGCGAGATCCAGATGCTTGCATACATGGTCAATACATTCACGGAACATCTAGCCTTCTGCGACTATTCCGGCCATGTGAATGGCTTTGATGTAAGGATAACAAAAACCAAAGATCATAACGACATCGAGTATAGATATCGAATGGACACTTACGTCCCTCCTAAAGATTGGGGAAATGAAAGACAGATGGTAAACCGGTTGAGCGCAATGAAGTCTGAACTTCAGAAAATACTCATTGAAAATGGGGTGAACGCACCGTGATCATTAGTCACTTAGACTTAGCCAAAGAATGGGACAGACGCGGAAACCGCCGTATGGTCAGAGCTATAGTCAACAGCTTCAAAAGGCTGGAAAGAATGAGAAGACGCCAAACAGATTCGCAGTCTGTTGGCGTCAAGTAAGGAACCCATTTCAATAAGTTCACCTTTATTTTAACACAAGAATGGAGGCATTGGACATATGGATGCGATGGAAATAATGAAAAAACTACAAGCCCCGTTTTCTCCTGAAGATATTGAATGGCGTGTAGGTGCCACAAATAAGGAAAAAACAAAAGGTATCGCGCTTGCCTACGTTACCAATAGAGCTATCATGAACCGACTTGATGAAGTTGTTGGCCCATTTAATTGGCAGAACAAATTCCGTGAGTGGAAAAACAATAGTCAGATTTGTGCAATCTCCATCAAATTTGGAGACGAATGGATTACAAAAGAAGATGGTGCGGATGACAGTAACGAGGAGGCCGTAAAAGGTGGCTTATCGGATGCTATGAAACGAGCAGGGTATCAGTGGGGGATTGGACGGTACCTTTACAACCTCGAAAACCAATGGGTTCCGATTGAGCCGATGGGTAAATCTTACCGGTTGTCGAGAGAACCTAGATTGCCGGCTTGGGCATTGCCAGAGGGTTATTCCTATGAAAAGTCGGACGCCAAACAAACAGAGAAACCACAATCCATCACGCCTAAGGTGATCGGGGATATTAAATCAGGATGGATGAAACTCGGTTACAAGCAGAATGATCTTGATCCAACATTAAAGCGACATTATGGATGCAAACTCAGTGAGTTGCCGGAGGATAAAGCTCAAGCCTTCCTTCAGTGGATACAAAAGAAAATTGAGGGTGGAGGTCAAACGGCATGATTCTAACCCAAGAAAACTACTACAGCAATGAAGCTGACTGGCACTATATGTCAGTCAGCCAATACAAAAGCTTCATCCAATGTGAAGCGCAAGCCATGGCAAAACTCAAAGGGGAATATAAGGAGTCGAGCAACGATGCTTTACTCCTTGGCTCCTACGTACATGCAGCGATTGAAGGTACGGAAGCGATAGAACTATTCAAACAGAAGAATCCGGAAATCTTCTGCTCAACCGGTAAAAACAAAGGCGAATTGAAAGCAGAGTACAAACAAGCTGATAAAATGATCGAATCCGTTTTAAGCGACGAGATTTGTTCCAGGATGCTTCAAGGCGAAAAGGAAGTCATTATCACTGCTGAACTTTTTGGAACGCTCTGGAAGGCAAAATTAGACGTCTACGCGCCGGATGAAGGACGGTTTACGGATTTAAAGACGGTAAAGTCCATCCGTGAAAAGCATTGGCTCGGTGACCGGTACGGATCGTTTATCGAGGCATACGGCTACACCATCCAAATGTCGGTTTACGCAGAACTCGAGCGCATCCATAGCCGCAGATTTGACCGGCTGGAACCGCTGATTTTGGCCGTGAGCAAAGAGGATGAACCGGATAAGGCTCTGATCTGCTTTGACGAGCAGATGATCGAGCAGGAGCTCGAGAAGGTTCGTGAGAACTTACCGCGGATTATCGATGTAAAGCAGGGGATTCGGGATCCGAAGCGTTGCGAGAGGTGCCGATATTGCCGTAAAACAAAGAAAGTACAAGGCATGATCCACTATATGAGCTTATTGGAGGTAGTTTAGATGAATTCATGTTGTTTTGTTGGAAAACTGATTAAGGATCCTGAACTGCGTTACCTTCCAAATGGGACCGCTACTTGTACATTTACGATTTCGGTTTATAACCCATTTGCTAAAGGTGATTACAAAAGCGATCTTATCAACATCGTCGCATGGAGCAAGACAGCGGAAGCATGCGCGAATCACTTGAAGAAAAGTTCCTTATGTTCCGTGGAAGCAAGGTACAGTCCGAGAAGTTACGAGAACAACGAAGGTCGCAAAGTACATGTCCATGAGTTTACGGCCAGTAATGTTCGTTTTTTGGATGGGAAACCTTCTGAGCATCAAGATCCATTCCAGGATGACGGTAAACCGATTGATATCTCTGATTCAGATTTGCCATTCTGACAGGTGACCTATGGGACTTCCATTTAATCCATGCCCTAAGCCCTCATATAAGCGCTATAAGCCCACAGCAAAGGCAAGAGGGGCGATTAGTCCGAAAGTTCGCGCGGAACTCAAACAACGCTCTGGAGGCCAATGTGAGCGTCAGGGATGCGGTAATGAAGCGGTACATGCAGCTCATATCACGCGGAGATGGAAATTAGAGCGGACAGAGGTACATAACTTGCTCCATCTTTGCCTTACATGCCATATATGGGCTGATCAGACAGCGGAGGGAAGAGCTTGGTTAAAAACTTTTGAAGGAGGCCCTGTATGAAAGAGTTGATATTAGGTAAAGGCGAAATTTGTCTCGTTGACGATGAAGATTACGCACGATTATCAAAATTTCGCTGGAACAAATCGCAATACGGATACGCATACAGGCTCGGGGACAGAAACAAAGGTGAGAAGTGGAAGGTTCTGATGCATCGCGAAATCATGGGCGCTCAAGATGGCCAAATTATAGACCATAAAAACGGAAATCGGATTGATAACCGCAAAGAAAATCTACGGTTTGCAACGCCTTTGCAGAATGCCACTAACCGTAATGGAAAAATAGCTAAGTCTGGGTATAAAGGCGTATTTCGCAACACTTCAAGTAAACGTGAATCGTGGATCGCGAGGATCAAGGTAAATAAAAAACTTATTCACATCGGTTGTTATCCAACGATGGAACAAGCGGCAAGAGCTTATAACCAAGCTGCTTTAAAGTACCATGGTGATTTTGCACGATTGAATGCTATTTAATACTGAAATACATGGGAGGAATGGTGATCGAAATGAAATTAAGAGTCATATTGGAACGCGAATATGAAATTGATTATGAATTAGAAGAACTCGGATTTGACAGTATCGACGATATTGTGGGCATGGAAGAGATAGATGTTCTTGATGATCATGCCAAAGTTACTACCACATGGTTTAAATCCGCCGAGTTGGTTGATGAGAAGGCTGAAGAAAGCTCACATAAAATCACATGTATCTTCTGTAACGGACAAGGCAAGTTCTGGCACATCTGCGGAAAGAAGTTCGAGTGTTATTGTGTATCGGTAAAGAAGCTTAAGGAAGCGAAGAAATGAGGTCATCATATGAAAATCAGTTGGTATGACTATATCTTATATGCTCCTATGGCTATATATCAGGTTATTTGGGAGATGAAAAGGAAGTAAATTATACGGCCTCCGCTATCGCTGAGCGGATTCGGTCGGGACGATGGCGGCAAGCCGCAAAACATAAACATAAGGAGGAAATGAGCCATGAAAAGTAGACCTGATTTAGGTGTATCTCCAATCACTGGAACAATATATGTAGGTAAGAGTAAGCCACTGAAAAACGATCCAAATTTTAAAGTTTGGCAAGGTGAAAAGCACGACATTACGGACGAAGCAATTAAAGCGGTATTTGAACACATGATGCATCATGCGAAGGAAACAGGATATTACGCTGTGAGATTCAAAGGATTAGGGAGATTGTCCATGGAAAAAGATTTAGAAGCATAGGTTAAAAGCGGCAAGCCGCAAAACATAAGGAGGAAATGAGATGCTATGTAAAGCGAGTGAAATTAAAGTGTTTCTTGTAGTCGAATATGTTGGGAAAACGATAGAAGACGAGATTGAGGAATTCCTCGAAAATCATCCAAACAAAGTAATTATCGATATCAAATTTGCGATCATGCAAAACGGGGAAAAGGTGAACGAGGTTTACCGCGAAGCTCTCATCATCTACAAGGAGGTATCCCATGGAACTGATTGATAAAAAGAAACTGCTGGAACCAGGAGACAAAGTGAAGATGATTGAAGACACCTCATTTTACTTATATGACGGCGGTATGAGTGTGATTGTCCCTGCTGATGAAGTCGGCGAAATCGTATCGTACGGATCAAGCACCTCAGAATCAGAACCATGGTACACAGTAGAGTTTCCGAACGTTGATGTTGATATAACGCTGTCGCAGTCTCACGAACTCCTTGAGTTGATCGAGAAATACGAGGAGGTATCCCATGGAACTGATTGATAAACAAAAACTGCTGGAGTGGCTTGATAACAAAGCGGATGCCCGATTATATGACGGTGTGTATCGCGCTCTTATCGAAGTATTCAACGAGATTAAGTCCGGCACCTTTGACGACCATTCCGCCCAAGAGGAAATAGCCAAACTGAAAGAGGAACGAGATGCAGAGGAAAGATTGTGCAAAGAGTGGATATCCGCACACGGTAAACTACTCAGAAAATATCAAGCTTTGGAAGCAAGAGCAATACAAGCAGAACAGGAACGGGACGAACTGCTCGTCAGGTTCAATCTAGCGTTAACTGAACGAGATGGAGCGCGTCGGGCTGCGGTTGAGTACAGAAAAGAGAGTGAGCAGATTGTCAAGGAACGGAATGCACTACTGGAAGGAATGAAGAAGATCGCAGAGTTCAAGAAAGGCGAGGCGCTTGTTTATGTGACGGAGATTAAAAACATCGCCCGTTCCATCATAGCCAAGATCGAAGGGAAATAACCCAATCCAAACACCAAAGAGGAGGGGAAGGAAGTGGCACGAAAAAGGATGATTGACCCAAGCTTCTGGATCGATGAAAAGCTTGGGACGGTCCAACCGATTGTTAGGCTGCTGTTTATGGGCTTGATATCTCAAGCTGACGATGAAGGAAGATTAAACGGGCATCCATCGTTGATCAAGTCGCTAATCTTCCCATATGACCATGAAATACAATTGCACGAGGTTGAGGAGTGGTTAAACCTTCTGGCAGCAGAAGAAAGAAAGCTAATCCGGCGTTATGAGGTTGATCATCAAAAGTACATCATGATTACAAATTTTAAGAAGCATCAAACGATAAACAAGCCACAAAAATCCAAGCTTCCACCACCAAATGATGACTACCGTAGTACTACGGTAGTTGTACCTGAACGAGAAGGTATGACTACCGCCCAAAAGAAAGGAAGAGAAGAGAAAAGAAATGAAGAAGAAGAGAAAGGAAAGGGAATAGAACTGCTCTCTCTTCCATCATCCAATCTTCACGAAGACCATCTTTTAAAAATACTGAACGATCATCATATATCTATGGACAAGCCGTACCCTTTAGACCAATTTTTTTCATACATCGGAGTCGTGGACTTGGAAGTTATGGAAGCGGCCATTAAAAAATCAAGCGGAAAACGAATTGCATACTGTTTGGGAACACTTGAAGGAATGGTTAAGGACGGAATCACTAAGAAAGAACATCTGAAACCAAAAGTAGGTGAACAAAGTGAAAAGTCTCAAGGACAGATTCGACATGGACAGTCTACTCCAGAGGATAAGCCAATTACGGGAGGCAAAACCGGAGCTCTCCCAAGCAAATGGGCCGACAAAGTCATACAATTGTCCAACGTGTCGGGATGAGGAAGGATATATTGAACGTGACGAAAACGGAGTGGAAGTATACCGGTTCTGTGAATGCCGCGATAAGAACCAATTAGAACGCTCATTCCGTTCCAGCAAAATCACATCCGAGTTTTCTAAACGATCATTCGATAACTTTGAAACAAGTGGCCGGCCACAAGCAGTCATTGACGCTTATAAATTCTCCCGGATCTACGCTGACAACTTTCAAGAGATCAAGGACGAGCGGCACAACAGCATCTGCCTACTAGGTCGTCCAGGATGCGGAAAAACTCATCTTCTTATGGCTGTATGCAATCAACTTATGAAAACCAAATACCTTTATGACGTGATCCGCTACCCATCGGTACTTTACTTCCCTTGGGTAGAGGGATTTAACGAAATCAAAGATGACTTAAGCCAGATGGAAGAGAAAATCAATCGCATGAAAAAAGTGGATGTGCTCTACATAGACGACATGTTCAAAGGACGCAAAGAGCCGACCCAGTTCCAAATTGAACAGATGTTTGCAGTCATCAACTACCGGTATATGGAGAAAAAGCCGATCATCATCTCTTCCGAACGGGACATAGATGAAATGTGCGACATAGACGAGGGGCTCGGCAGCCGGATCAACGAGATGTGCAAAGACTTCCGGATTATTCTCAAAGGCGGACGGGAGTTGAACTATCGCTTGAGGGAGGACGCAGTATGAACGATTACGAATTTGATCCAGAAGCCGCATGTGAAGCCATACGTGAGGAAATCGAATGGCAAATAGAAGAGTGGAAAAAAGAGCGAATGGAGGAAATGTTGGGATGATCGAACTTTACGAAATCGCCACCGATGACCGTTTAGATCTTGAATTACGCTACGCCGCATTAAAGCTGATGCAGCATAAAAAGAAACAGCAGGACAAAGAAAAGGCATTATATAACCGGTTTAAAATGATCAAACGAAGAGAGAGGAGAAGAAGATCAGCATGATCACCTTAACCAAAAGACAATCCGATGTATATGAGGCTATTAAATCCGGGAACAGATTTATGACGGACATTTTGAAAGTAACAGACTTAAAACGAACCACGGCCAAAGATTACATCAGGGCGCTAATCAGTTACGGCATGGTGGAGTCCGAAAGAGGAGGATTAAACAACAAATTTTGCATTTACACGGCAAAAGATGTACCGCATGAAGTAAAACATGTCAAAGAAAAGGTCTGCAACAGCAAACAGAGGCCTGACCATCTGATCGACAGATTGATTAATACCAAGATTACACCTGAGCAAGCGTTTTATCTTAAGCATCACAAACAACAAAAGAGATCCTTGCTTGCTAAGCGTGTAGGTTTGACTAAGCTGCAACTAAACTATGTGCTTGAAAGGTTGGGATAACCATGAGAGGGACAGATATCGGAAAAGTAGGAAAGTTAAAAAGATGCCAAGCCAGCAGGAGAGAAGATCGTAAAGACACATACAAACCATATTACAGCGAACAAATGTGGGGCCGGGAACGAATCAAAGCATATCTGCTGGAGAAGTACGGGACACTCAATCCAGATCACAAAGTGAAGGGTGGAGAATCAGCATGAATCTAACCAAACTCTTTCAAATACAAAAGGAACTAGACGAGCCATATAGCCATGTAGAGGACAGATTGAGCAAAGATATCCTGTGGCTCCAAACGGAGCTAGGAGAGCTAGCTAATGAGTGGAGAGGGTTCCGGTATCGTAGGCCGGAGAGTGAGCAAAAACCAAGGATGGAAGCTTGGAGTGAAACAGGCATAATCATCACTGATTGTAACCCACTCCTAGAAGAATACACAGATTGTCTCAGTATCATATTGTCGATTGGATTAGAGATTGAACGTGATAACGTGTTGGTTAACTTTCCGACTATTGGAGAACAGAACAACAAGCGTATTATTATTGAGCGATTTGATATGGTTTTTAGAATGGCAAGCATGATGAATGATGATGATTACTACCGTGAATTATTTAATTATTTTTTGGATCTAGGATTTATGCTCGGCTTTACTTGGGAACAAATCGAATCCAATTACATCGAAAAATCCAAATTAAACAAAGAAAGGAACGTGATCGTATGAACATGTACAAAATCCAAGTAGGCAATTTCCCATTAAGTGATGCTTACCCGCTGTTAGAGGCAGAGCGGATAAAGGCTAAATTGCAACCATGTGTAAACGATGAGATCCAGTTAATCCCGGTTGATGAGGAGTTTTTGGAGTTGCAGGCAATGGAGGGAGGTAAAGTGGAATGAGGGAAGCGATTGAACGGGTGATAGCGGAACTTGAGGAATCGTGGAACTATCACCACAGGAAGTACAGAGACAAATGGGCAGACGAGCGGCAATACCACTCCGGTTATGAAGATGGGCTAGAAAAAGCAATCTATAAGCTCAAGGAGGTGTTAAGCCAATATGAAACTAGTGATACCGATAGAACCAATGGGAACGGTACGGATGACAGCCGGGATGGTCAAGCGGATCAAATATAAGCTGTATCAGCCCGGGGACAAGAAAATTGAAACGGTTAAGCGGTATCTATCCTACAAAGAGCAGATTGCCTGGGCAGCTCGTCAGCAATATAAAGGCGCTCCGATGACTGGTCCGATAGAAGTCAACCTAACGTTTTATATGCCAATCCCCGGGAGTTGGAGCATAAAGAAAAAGCTTCTGATGGACGGAAAACTTCACGCTACTAAGCCAGACCGGGATAACTTAGAGAAAGGTGTATGCGATGCATTGAACAAAATCATATGGAAAGATGACGGTCAAGTGTGCGACGGACGAACAGTGAAATATTACAGCAGCAATCCGCGGGTGGAAATAGAGATAAAGGAGTTAAGTGCATGAAACCAATACCACTCCTCTATGCAGTACAGTCAGAGAGCGGCCAATATTTTGGTTATGTGATGACGTTAGAGGTTGCGAAGCAATTAAGCCCGAAACACCACACTAGACCCTATGTTTCTGAATCTAATGACAGATTGGTGCTGAATGAGGACAGACATCCCAAAACATATGGGCTACCCCTATAAAAACAGACGAAAGTAGGTATGGAAATGGCTCACCCAAACGAAGAAAAAGAGACAACTTGTATTTATGATTATACAAGCAAGGAATGGATCGTTTATACATGCGTTCCGAGGCATATCACAAAGCTGATGAAATCGTGCGGAGAACCGTTTTGGAAAGAGGAAGAAGAAAACAGCAAGGGAGAAAGTCGGATCGTTTCCGGTAAATGGAAACTTCAGTCCAGCCAAGTGCGATTTTACGGACCGTATACACCGAAGGAAGATGACGAACAGGATGAAGAAGTGGAAGATACATCATCAATGGTGCAGGAGGTGTGAACGACATGGACGCTAAGTACATCTATCTGTTAAGCAAAATAAAGGACAAAGAAACTCGAATGCTCATAACCGAAATGGCTAAGGATATCGCTGAGCTGAAAGAGGAGAACAGAAAGTTGAAACCTCCTCAAATTAACGCGGTAGGAAAATCCATGGAATCGATCTATCGGATGCGGATAAAAGACGGTCCGTGGATGCATCAAATTGCAGACTGAAAATGCCGAAAAACCGCGTAAAATAAACGTTTTTAACGTGCAAACATGCCGAATTTGTGGTATAATTTAGGTATCAAAATACATAGATTCGGCATTGCAAATATAATCCAAAAGGAGATAAGAAAATGAGCCAAATCGCAGCAGAAATTGCCCAGCTTGAACAGCAGTTAACAGAGGCAGAAGAACGGAAACAGCAGTATGGAGGTCAGGACATTGCACAGTATCAAAAAGCGGTGGATGATGCGAATAACATTTCAGCCAAGCTCGCACAGCTACGCGAACAAGCGGAAAAAGAGCAACGTGAGCAAAAGAAACAAGATACCATCGATGAGTACGTGGACATCGTCTCCCAAATGTTTGAAGCTCTATTTCCGAGTGAGAAGTACCGCCCTCTCTTTGGTATCACTGAGTACGAGGAGAAACGTGCACAATTCTATCAGTTGAACCATGCATACGTTACGGAGAAGATCGAGGCAATCCACCAGGAAAATGAATTGGCTCTTGCACTAAAGGATGAACGTTACCGGCTGCTGAACGATCAGGCGCTTAGGGTGCAGGAACAGTTGGATGAGGCGAACAAGTCTATCCAAGCGATTAAGTTAGATTATCTTGCTGAGAAAGAGAATTACAATGATCTTATCGACGATTACAAAAGGGAATTGGTGCAGGCAAAGCGTGAAGCCGAAACGGCGAATGCCACATGCGTTCAGTTGGAACAGCAATTAATGCAGTTGAGACATGACAACGCCGTTCAAGCGGAGCAAATAATGACTTTGCAGGAAAAACTCGAAGCTGCTCAACAGCCGAAAGAATCAAAGCCAAGCCAAAAACTCAGCGACATTATGAACGAAATCAAATCTAAAAACGATTTAAAGGCAGACGATTGGATTGCTCGTTGGAACGCTCGTCAAAAGTCGGATGAAGTGAAGATCCCACTGCCTGAAATCAACGTACCTGAATTAACGGAGAGTCCCTTTCGTAACGAAAATAATACGGCCTACGCTGAAGAGTATCGGATTTCTCCTCCCGAGGTGGTTGCGCCAGTAGGTGGATCGTTTCAAATCGATGAAGAATTTACCCAAGCCGGACCCATCGAAATACCAACACAGCAGCCTAATGGCGAAGTGGTGGCGAAAACAGTGGAAGAAAGACTCGAAGCCCTTGAAAGAGCCGTATTTGGAGAAGTGAGGGTGGCGTAGATGGCGAAGTATCGAAAAAAGCCTGTTGTGATTGAAGCGATACAATGGCGGGCAAATGAAATGCTGCTGAAAGACGTTATAGACTTTTTTGGCGGGATGAATGCCGTGGGAGCTAAGATCATAAGTAAACATCGCGGTAACTTGATCATCAAAACCATTGAAGGCTCTATGACCGCGAGTGATGGAGACTGGATAATCAAAGGTGTGAATGGCGAGTTTTACCCTTGCAAGCCTGACATTTTCGAGAAAACATACGAAATGGTGGAATAGGCCGCAGGCCATCGTATCGACCGAATAATCCCAGCGTCAGCGGGGGCCGTAAAATGGTTTTATCATCATTGAGCCTCGTTAATAAATAACACTTAGCGAGGCTCATCTTTTAGGGAGTGGAATAGATGGATGGCACAAAGGAATACAAGGAACTAGCCAAAGACATGATGATCGATAACATGCTCAAGTCATTGGATGCGATAGCGAGTAGTTCGGAAGATGTAAGAACACGGGCTTACGCTGAAGAAGTCGCAAAATTAAATCGTGACATGTTAGAGAAACTTAGCAAGGATAGATAAACTCCATAAAAGGAGCTGAAACAAATGAATCTATGGATCAGTGGAATAGCAATGACAACAAGTTGGATAGCTCTTGGGATATCAATTTTGATAATTATCAAATGAGGTAAATGGCTTGTGAGGAACGGAATAATGGGGCATAAAGACAACGATTACTAGGGGAGGAATCCGGCATGACTGATTGGAGGACAACGTACAACGATTTATGCAAAGAAATTGAAATTTTAGAGCTCCGCGCATCGGATCTTGAGTTTCAAATGAACACGGCACGAAAAATCTGCTTCCGTGGCTACATAACAGACCAATACAGCCGCATTCCATTGGACAGGGCGTTGACATCTTACGACGATGTGAAAGAGGAGTTATTGGGCGTTGTGGCTATTCTGGAGCATAAGCTTCAAACCAAACGACAAATCGAGCAGAAAATGAGCGAGTTTGATGGACTGGAATATCAAGTAGCATTCCGACGCGACGTATTGAGGCAACCGCTCGATAAGATAGCCGATGACCTTGGATACAGCTACAATTGGATCATGAAAATCAGCAGCCGGACAAGTAACCGAGCAAAAGGCAGAAAGAAGGCAGAAACAGCTTGATAAAACGTGATATGATGATATTAGGTTAGTTCATGCCGGACAACCAAAAGAGAAGCGCATACTTCTACCGTGGATCTGGTAGGTATGACGCTTCTTTTGCATTAAAAAACGACCCTCAGGAGCGAGAGTCGCGGTAATCTTCAATTTGTTTCCGTGTCCAGATCGGGCCGGAAGCTAAACGCTGTATAGGCTCAGGAAAAACACCGCGCGAGATGTAGGTAACGATCTTTTGTTTTTTCCAGCCTAGTATTTCAGCGGCCTCGTTAACTCCTGCGAGTTTGGGAATTTTTTGCATTTGGATCACCTCAAAAAAGTTTGCCAATCACAACAGCGTCCTTGATTAAAATTTCACCGTCATCGGGACAATCGTGCCGACCCAACTTTTTACCAGCTACAACGTAGCAATGGTATGTATTAAACTGGCGCTCAGCATCTTTGTCAAAGTCAGATTCGCGGAGGTTGCCGTAGCCTGGTAGATAGTTAGAGCGGTCAATGTCAAGACTCCAAGCAGATGTGCCGTCGAGTGTAGGGAGATCATCGTATTCTTCAGTACCGTAGGCGGGGAAATCGCGCTCATCTTCTCGCTCTGGATTGTCTTTAGACCAGTCGCACTCGTCGCCAATCTCACGGTCAAGGTCTTCATAGCGTATGCCGAAGTAATAGTACTTATCTTTGTGCTCGAGAGCTATTTCATTTGCTTTGTTTAACATTTCGATCAGTGTCATGATTATCATCCTTTCGCCTCATCCGGTATCTCCGGCTTATTGGTTAAATTCGTTTCTCATTGCATTGCGCTCTTCTTCTGTAAAGAGAGAGAGTATTGATTTGAGTTGCTTATTCAAATCAGATGCTTTGCGGGCGGCTTTTTCGGATTTAAGAATGTCGTCGTGAGTTTTGAAACCTTTCTTGTCAGCTTGAGCTTCAAGATTGTGGTATTCCAAAGCAGCCGCTTTTGTCTTTCTGACCAGGTCAAACACAGTTTCTTTACTCGGTTTCAAAGCATTCGCTCCTTTTTTGATGATGGCCCATGCCAAACGCATAGATTCGGCAAAGTATTCTTTTACGCGACCGCCGAACTTATTTTGGCCAGCCCTTGCAATTTCCCATGCCTTAGTCATTACGTTTGTCATTTTCCATCACCTTTTCTTTTTGGTTTATTTTTTCGTTATCTCTTGCTGTTGACTTTATAATACACCATCTGTATTACAAAGTCAACAGTTTTTTTGAATTATTTTTTTATGCTCCGAATCGACCGAATCCGCTTAGCGACAGCGGAGGCCGAAGGAAGGTTTAAGTATGGCTGAGATCATACTAAACGATATAAGCATCATAAGTCCTCTAATAGGATACTGGTTTAGATACTACGCTTATGTATATAAGGAGTGGTAACAATAAACGCATCACTATTTATACTACTCATCGTATTCGTCGTCTTAATGGCGGCTTATTGTTGTTATATCAAGAAAACGTGAGGTGAGATTAATGGCTAGGCAGGGGCAGAAGCTGACGGATGAGTTGAAAGAGCAAATTCGTGCTCACCTTGTCCTAACTGATAATTTACGCGAAACTGCCAGGAAATTCGGGGTTTCTCCGAACACAGTGAGAAATATTAAGCTCGAAAGACCCGATGAATTTGCACAGCTTAGGACGGATAAAAAGCAAGAACTCATCGACAAACTTTGGGACAATATTGTAGAGGCTCAGGAGCTTGGATTTCAGATGATTGCAGAAGCGAAAAAAGGCAAGAGAGACATTCCTCTTGGACAAATCTCGACTTACCTTGGCACACTCTACGATAAGCGAGCATTGATGATGGGCGAAAGCACGAACAACACACAAATTAAAGTTACATTAGAAGGTGAGCTTGACACATGGGCGAACTAAAGCTGAAAGGCTACCCAAACGAGCGACAGAAAGAATTCTTCCTCTCCACAGCTCGACATATCGGTTATGGTGGCGCTCGCGGTGGCGGCAAATCGTGGGCGATGCGTCGCAAGTTTGTGTTATTGGCGCTCAAGTATCCAGGTTTAAAACTATTGCTGCTACGGCGCACGCTTCCAGAACTGCGTGAAAATCACGTATTGCCATTACTGAGCGAGTTGCATGGATTCGCCCGTTATAAGGACGATGAAAAGTCATTCGTCTTCCCGAACGGATCTCGTATCAAGCTTGGATACTGTGACACGGACAAGGACGTATTCCAGTACCAAGGGCAGGAGTACGACGTGATCGGCCTAGAGGAAGCAACGCATTTCACAGAGTACATGAGAGACTTCTTTGAAACGTCCAACCGCTCAACGCGAACAGATTTCAAGCCAAGGATGTATTACACATCAAATCCTGGTGGAATAGGGCATTCGTGGTTTAAACGGTTGTTCATTGACCGTGAGTACAGAGGAAAAGAAAAGCCTGAGAATTACGTATTTATACCAGCTAAGGTTTACGATAATCACGCGCTGATGAACAGTAACCCTGAATACGTGGAAACACTCGAAAGTCTCCCTGATGATCAACGGGAGGCTTTTTTGCATGGTAACTGGGATGTATTCGCCGGCCAGTACTTCCGAGAGTGGAGGAGAGACACGCATGTTATACAACCATTCGCGATCCCTAAACACTGGATGCGCTTCTGCTCGATGGACTGGGGATATAACGACCCTTGTGCTGTCTACTGGCATGCCGTAAATGATCGCAGAGTCTACACTTACCGTGAACTCTACATTACACAGACCAACGCATCTGACGTTGCCCGTAAGATTATAGAGCTTTCGCAAGGAGAGAACATCGAATACACCGTAGCCTCTCCGGATATGTGGCATAAGCGCGGTACGGCAATGGCATCAAATGGTGAAGTCAAGGGTGAGAGTATCGCGGATATCTTTATGGACAATGGGGTGTGGCTCGATAAGGCCGACAACAGTCGCATACTGGGCTGGAATCGGATGCGTGAGTACATGAAGATGGCACCGGATGGCATGCCGTATTGGGTGATATTCGATGGTGCTTGCCCAAATCTGGTACGCACACTGCCACAACTGATACATCATGAAAGGAATGTAGAGGACGTAAGCGACAAGGTAGAGGATCATGGGCCGGAATCATGCCGATACGGTCTAATGAGCAGGCCTGACCCGACAGAGCAACATATTGTTGTGGGAGCTACGCCATTACCTAACAGCAACACAGGTGACAACTGGGTTCGCAAATCAGATGGCACGATGGTGCATAAGAGTGAGATTGAGGATCAGTATAGGGATGAAGTAGATTCGTGGGCGAGAGGATGGTTCAGTTGAAAACTTGGGATGAAATGATTAAACGTTTGGAAGATCGTCCTAAAGTAAACACGCACGAGATTGTAGTTGATGGGCAGAAACATCAAGCAAGAGCATATGCAGTAGAAGGCATTGATAAGGAAATGGTCATGCAGGATTTTACAGAAAAGGTAAGTCGAGAGATCGGCGACAATTCGGACGTATATGTTCGTGTCATGCCTGAGATTAGCCAGTATGAAAATAGTGACCGGTATATCGCGTATGCTCGGCTGGTAGTGATTCCGAAGGTGATTGCATGACCACAACACTTTGAGAGAGGGTTGGTTTGCGTGAACGAAAAAAACTTTGTTGAGATGATCAATTGCAATGTAGATAATCCAGGGTATAAAAACTTTGTTTGTTGTGGGAAGGAAATATGGAGCAGATCACAAAATGGAGATGCACCAGAAGGTGGAATCAAATGTGGTGACTGTGGTTCGACGTTCCGTTTAGGTGGATATGTCAACCCATTCAAGCTATTGCATGAGCGTAGAAAGATGGGGTTGGAATGACAACAACACTCATAATCTTTCTCTGCATGCTAGTATCCGTTATCCTATTCTCCGCCGCTTTTTACATGGCTCACTACGTTGTACAAAAGACTCACCGTATCGCCGTATTAGAGGACAGTTACAAAGAAGCGACAGAGCACATTGCAGAGCAGGATCGCACGATACTCCAATTACAGCAGGAGCTAGACTTTGTACGCCGTGATGAAGAGATGAGAGCTACGCAGAACGTGAGACAACGCACGTGGAACCCGGGTGATCCGTTGAATAGCGGCAATAGACACAGCGTGTAGAAAGGAGGCGCATCATGGCAAAGGAGAAGAAAGACAAGCCCATAGACGAGATACAAGCCGCAAATAAAGCCATACAGATCCCTGAACAGAGCGACGAAAAGAAGGCTCTCGCTACACATGTACAGGACTTATTCAGAGGCGCATACAACGCTAAAATGCAGATGGACCTTATGAATATATGGGCAAAGTGCGACGATTACGTGCACAGTATCCAAAACGAACCAGAAACGGAAGATCAGCCTGGCAGCGTGACGAACATCATCAAGCCGATTATCGACAGTGAGATCAGCGATATCATCGATAAACCTTTTAGTGTAGATGCATTAGGCCGCGAACCCGGAGATCAGATGTATGCCGACGATGTATGTCATGCGCTTGAATTTGTGCTTGACCGCAACCAGTTCAAAAACAAGCTGACCATATCCGAGCACGACCGGTTGGAGCTTGGCACATCGATCATCAAAGTATTCACGGACCATGAAGCCTTACAAGGCCGTGGTCTTCCTACGTTTGAGGTGGTGTCGCCGGCCAACTTTTTTCCTGATCCGAAATGGACAGCTGCACATTTAATACAGGATTGCGAGTTTATCATCCATGCTGTGCCGCGTCCACTCTCGTATATCAGGCGCATGTTCCCGGAGTGGGGCAAATACGTAAAGAGACAAGTCTCATGGCCGTATGACCCGACACTTGACATTGAGACGACGCGCACAGATGAGGTACAGGTTATCACATCGCAAAAGGCTCTCTTGATCGAGTGCTATATGAAAGACGAGAACGGCGATATCTTTTGCGTGCATGTGGCTAATAACCTTGTGCTTGAGGATAGCCGTGAAAAAGGAATCAAGGGCACGAAATTACAGCGCCGCAACCAGTTCCCATTTGAAGTCATTATCTGCTATCCGCGCAGAGGCACAGGATGGGGTATGGGTGACGTTGAGTATCTATTCCCGACACAGGACTTAATCAACGATATGGACGATCAAATTCGTATGTCTGCGCGTCTGATGGGTAATCCTCAGATGGCAATTAGCCTAACAGCAGCTGGGAAAGGATTCGATGCTCGTAAATGGACGAATAAGCCGGGATTACGGATACCGTTCCGCGACATTAACGCATTTGCACCGATCCCACCTGTACCGGTATCGCGGGACATACCTATTCGGCGCGAGAAGGCGTTTGAAGAGGCTAATATCATCTCCGGTAGGCCGGACGTCAACCGCGGGAACACACCGGGAAAAGGCGTAACAGCGGCATCAGCGATAATCGCACTCCAACAGGCCGGACAAAAGACAGTCGTGCATAAGATGGAGATGCTCAAGCAGGGATGGACGCGCATCCTAGAACTTCTGTACGACGAGATGGTGACAAATTGGGATGAAGGTATGTGGATCCGCATCAATGGAGATACGCCGGACTTCAAGTTCCTTGACCCATCTAAGCTAAAAAACGTGCCGATCATGGTTCCGAACATGTCACCGTTAGAAGGAGAAGACACCATAAAGGAACTGCTTGACGAATCCATGCAGCCGATGACGAGAGAAGCTGAATTTGACCTCAGACTAAGCTTAGGCAACGGACTACCAACAGACAAAGCATTTGTTTATCAAACGTTGCTTGACCTTGCTAAACTGACGGTAGAGGGCAAGCCGGTCATATCGTGGCAGGAGATGCGCGATTATCTGCGCACACAAGTTGGTTTGCCACTTGACTCTGACGATCAATTCCAACAAATGATGCCTGGTGTGCCCGGAGCGATGACACAGCCTCCTGGTGCAGGTGGATTGCCGCCGACCATACCGCCACAACTTCAAGTGATGCAAGGAGGTGCACCTGTATGAGTCTGACAGCAGTACGATATGACAAGCAAACGCATATGTTTGACCCGCATGAAGAAAAATTCTGGCTTCACTATCTATCGCGAGACAGCAAAGACCGCATGGTCAGGGACTACATTAGATCTCAGATCAAAAAGAATCCGAATCTACGGAAAGAGATCCTTCAGCAGCCGGTATGTGTCAAATGCGAGGGATTTACCTTCTTCCACAAAGGTGGAGCACAATGCGTGGCCTGTGGTCATTGGACGCCGGAGAATCAGACACATAGCGTCAAAGATCATATGAGAGGAGGTTTTTATCGGTGAAGTTAGTTGAGCTTACTGATTACTACGGGCATCAGGCATCTATAAACCCGTCATTTGTTACTTGTATCAAACAAGAGAAATCGACAGATGGAGAAATGATTACACTGGTTTATGTCACAGGACCTGATCATGCATTAGTGATAACTAAAGAGAACTACAATGACGTTATCTCTAAATTGAGCGAGGGGAAGTAAACGGCCGGCGTATGCTGAGACTGCATGCGCCTTTTATATACGCTCATTCGGAGCTGACAAGATGAATAGCATCTACGGGCGAATCGTGTGGGATGCCGCTACGCAAAAGGAGGATTAACATGGATTTAAATGAGTTTAGACAAATGAAAGCATCGGGCGAATTGGTAACGGACGCCGCGTTACAGCAAGCAGAAAATGAAATCACTCCTGACGACCGATACGAGGAACCGGAACAAGATCCGGAAATCGTAGAGGAACAAGAACATGAGGAGAATGAAGACGCTCCAGCAGATGACTTAGAGGACGCTGAAGATCCGGAGGATATTGACCTACCTCCGCGTGAGAAAACAGCGTTTGAGAAGCGTATGGAGCGCGAGAAAGCGAAACTTGAAGAAAAGCTGCGCAAAGAGCTTGAGGAACAGCTAGAGGGCAAATACAGCAAGCACAAGCAAGCTATTGAAGCGCTTGGTGGCGATCCTGACCAACTGATCAAGGCTGCTCAAGAAGCCAAGATGCAGCGTGAAGCCCAACGTTTGGCCGATCAAAACGGCTGGGACGATGAGCAAACGCAATGGTACATCGAGCAGCAGAAGCAGCAGCAGGAACTTAAAGAGCTCCGCGTACAAATGCAGATTAACCGGCTCAAGGATAATCCTGACTATGCAGGAATCGCATCGATGGAGCGCGAGATTCTGGCAAAGATCGATAAGACTAACGGTGCGCTTACCGTAGAGGAGGCGTATTGGGCGCTTGGTGGTCACAAACGAGCAGAACAGATCAAGCTGGAAGTCCAGCAACGGGAAATCGCCCGTAGAGCGCAGCAACCGCGTACCGTACAGCGTGACGCACCGAGTACAGCGGTAGGTGAAAAGCCTCTCCCGCCGGAAGTTCTGCGCGACGCAAAACTAATGGGTATTTCCGAATCTGAGGCGCGACGGTTGTACAATTCTCAAGCCGCTACGGACTTGGATTCGTGGCGTGAACAACGAAAGAAAGCAAAATAAGGAGGAATTAACACATGGCTAGCATTGTAAGATCGTTTGTAACAGATACAAACGTACCTATCGTCGTTGGCGGTTTTCTTGTAGCAGATAACCAAACGATCAAAGCAGGAGACTTGGTACAAATCAACGCGACATCCCGAAAAGTTGAAGCGGCAGCAGCAGCTTCTACAACGATCATCGGGATTGCTAATGATGATATTACCACCACCACAGCAACCGCATCTGACAAGATTTCCGTAACTCTGGTGAGGAATCAAGTGGTTCGCCTTCCGTTTACTACAGCGGGAACTAAAAAAACGTTTTCTCAAACAGATTTATACACTACAGCATTCGATTTGTTGAACAAAACAACATTAAATCCAGACGACACCACCGGCGGCATGTGCTATGTGCAAGCTTATGACAATACACAAGCAACCGTTGATGTAATTTTCGCGACAGCCAACTTGGCTAACGTAGGTTAAGGGGAGGGAATAAACAATGCCAGTAATGACAGGTCAGTTTAATAATATTTGGACACGAAAAATCGATGAGGCATTCTTTGAAGCGTGGGACGAGCTGCCGGAACAATGGAGCAGATACCTCCGCGCTGAAACATCGCTGCAACACAACGAGACATATCAATCGTTCGCCGGTACTTCCAACTGGCAAGTGAAGAACGAAATGCAGAACGCCCAACAAGATACATTCAACTTGGGCGATCTGATCGTAACTGAACACACTCCATACGGCGTAGAGATCGTCATGTCCCGTGAAATGATCGACGACTCCGAATACAACAAAGGTGTGTTCAAGATTGTCGAGGATATGACCCGTGACGCTGGACACGCCGGACGTAACACGGTTGAACAGAACTCGGTTAGTGTGCTGGACAATGCCTTTACAACGAACCAGTATGACGGTGTGCCGATGTGTGCAAGCAACCATCCGTACCGCAAAACTGGCTTGGCCGGCACACAATCTAACTTGGCTTCCGGTCCAATCAATGACGTAAACATTAAAGCCGGTATCAATCTGTTCAACTCGATTAACGACGAAGCAGGTAAGCGTGTGGTGATGATCCCGAACAAATTCATTACGCACAAGGACAATCAATTTGAAGTCGCTACGGTGTTCCAATCTAGCCAACGTGCAGGTACAGCGAACAACGACAAAAACGTATTGCCTGATATGGAGTATGTGTTTTCTAACTTCATGGCATCGAAAACAGCATGGTTCCTGCAAGCGCCACAGCACAAAATGATCCACTTCTTCCGTATCAAGCCGGAGTTTAAGAAGCGCACGTACATGAATCCTAACGGCTCTCAAAGCTGGGATGGCTACTTCCGCGAAAGCACCGTCGTCCGTAATTGGAGAGGCGTCGTCGGTTCGCCGGGCGTATAAGGAGGGGTAACGGATGGCGACAGATTTTAGATCAACAGCAGGCGGCGATGGAATTGTTATTGCCGATGAGTTTCGAACGTCGGCCGGCGTGTCGTCTCCAAAGGTGGTTGTCTCAGGCACGATCACCTTTGACCCACCTTCTCTTGCTACTGGTGCGGTTGCGGTATCAACCGGTATAACGCTTACCGGCGCGGCTATCGGCGACAACATCGAGCTTTACCCACCATACAATACGCAAGGTGTATCTGTTCAAGCTCAAGCCTCTGCGGAGAATACGATCGTGATTTCTCTGCACAACCGTTCTGGCGGGACTGTTGATCTCCCGAGCGGAACCTGGGGCGTAGTGGTGAAACGGAGGGTATAATCCATGAGCCAAGAAGTAAAGTGGGAAGTGAGTGAACCCGGCATCCTCCAAGACGATGCAAACAAAGAGAAAATGCGGTTCATCGCAGAAATCCACGTAACGGATGACATGAGCCAAGGAGAGCGGAATTTCGCGGTGAATTACAACGAAATGCGGGCGATGCTGCTCAAAAATAACCTGATGAAGAGACGATAGGAGGGGCTTATGCTCCTCTTTTTTTGTAGGAGGCACGGATGGATCATTTCAAGGGAATCAATGATACAGAACGATACAACAACGATGTTTTGAGAGAGTTAAGGCGTACCAATGAACTGCTTGAGCAACTAGCGCTATTGCTTAAGCCGAACGAGACAGTAAGGAGTGATCATAATGACAATGTACCTCGGCGTACGGGGGGTAGACAACAAAATACGAAACGTGGATGACTCGAATGGGTATCCGGTTAAAGTAACAGGCAGTATTATTAAAGATTCATGGAGTGGTTCAACAACCAATACTAGGACGTTTACAACTCCCATGACAGGGTTTGCTATCGTAAATAGAGACGCGTCATCCGCTCTGACTTTCACGATAAACGGTATCACGATTACAGTAGACCCAAAAGAGCCGTTTGATGGTAAATTTGACCCATTTACGAGTGTTACCATCACAACTACAGTGGCATATAAAGCTATTGTTATGGGGTGATCGTATGGCATGGGGGAAAATTGCTGGAGGCGGCGTTTTAGACGACCGATCTGCACAATTGGTGGCTAAATTGATAGAAAAAGGCGTAAAGGTATATGATACGTTTGATCGCGCTGACTCTGCATCTATAGGGACAGCGGATACAGGTCAAATTTGGACTGAAGATGTCGGGGATTTGCAAATTAGTGGAAATCTACTGAAAACAACTACCGTTTCCAGTGGGCAAGCTATTTGTTCGCTAGAGTCGGGACTGAGCAACGGTCGATTTAGTCTAACGGTAAATATTGGTGCTGATCTGATAACTAGGAATGTTGGAGTTATCTTTCGCATGACTGATGCAAATAATTTTTGGGTAGCTCGCCCAAGCAAAACTTCTGGTGGTGCGGGTTCGGTTCAGATAGTTAAGTGTGTCTCAGGTGTTTTTACCACTGTTGCGAATATAGCTGCAACGGTAAATGCTAACACCGAATATACGGTTATGGCCGTAGCGAACAATGATATAATAAGTCTTTATTTTAATGGATCGTTAATAACGGAGATAACTGATAATTTCAACGCAGCAGCAACAAAGGCAGGGGTGAGGTTCGGAACAACCGGAACGCCAGCGTCGCTTTATGCTGATAAATTTTCTGCGGAGGTATTGTGATGAGCGACACCGTAACTGTATCTCGAATCGGCACCGGGACAGGGGAAGATCCTTATAGGGCTGATGTGCCGGAAGGGACAAGTTGGAAGCAAGTTGAAGAACGGGAAACAGAATTCGTGATAGAGATACTACAGTAACAAACGACACCTCCGGGTGTCTTTTTATTTTGGAGGTGATTCCATGTACACCAATTCCGTACCGGCATTGATTAGTAGAAATGTAGGTAATACATTGACTAACTATAAGACGTGGGGCGGCATTATATATAATGTTAAAGAGTACGGGGCAAAGGGAGATGGCCTAAAGGATGATACATCAGCCATCCAAACCGCATTAAATGCAGCTAGTGATGTTAACGGTGTGGTACGGTTACCTCCAGGATCTTACAAAATAACGTCCACTCTCAAAATACCCGAAAATATAACTCTTGAAGCTTATGGGGCAAAGATAGTTAACACGTCAACACATTTATATCTTCTATCCCTGGCGTCCAATGTAACCATTCTCGGATTAGAGCTACAAGGGGCCGGAAACGATACGGCAAATATCGCGGCCCGAGCGGTAAACATTACGGGAGATAACTCCGCGGCATACGTATCGAATATCCGATTGAAAGACGTATATATCCATGACATCGGCTTCTATGGTGTATATATGCAGTTCGCTAAGGACGTTTACATCGAAGATTGTAACTTCAAGAACATTGGTTATGGAGCGATTATGGGCGAGTCCGTTACAAATATTAAAGTTCGTGGCGGTCATATTGATTCGGTTATTCCTGGGCAGAACAATAACGCCTATGGTGTAGCCTTTACTAGAACGTCCGAGTCATCTGATTTGATGGCTTACCCCCGTAGTAAAGATTGTCTTGTCGAGGGGATGCTAATCGAAAATATCCCAACATACGAGGCTCTTGACACGCATGCTGGCGAAAACATCATTTTTTCTAACAATACCATCAGAGGATGTAAAATAGGCATTTCTATGATCCGTATTGCCATAGGCGCTACGGAGGTATTTGCTCCTCATAAATGCAAGGCCACAGGAAATACCATTCACGGCGATGGTACAGGAGTAGGTATACAACTAGGCGGGGCTGCAAATGTGGTGGGGAACCCGAATGAATATGCATTCATGTGCGAGATTTCTGACAATATATTGTACTCTACCGGCATACAGGGAAACGGTACATCGGCTGGTATACTTTTACACAACACTATTGGGGCAATCGTCAAAGGGAATATGCTTTATCATCCGTATGCGAATGGCATAAATATCTACCATACCAACCTCGGGTTTGTCTGCTCGAACAATGTTGTTGTTGACCCTCAAGATAATTCGTGGGCAAATGTTGCCGGAATAACGCTGCAATCAGGATACAATAAAGGCAGCTTAAGCAACAATACGCTTCTGCGAATAAATGATAATCTAAACACCTACGTAGCCGAGCGTGGTATTTATATTGATAGTCAAACAGGAGTGGATATTAATCTAGAGTCAGGATATAACAATTTCATATTGCCAATCATTGGAGTTTTAAGCGGTACTGTCAAATTCGCTACATTATATGATGGTATCAGTTTATTTGCAAGTTCAGGCGCACCAAATGGACAAATCTCTGCAAACCCCGGAAGTTTATGTATTGATGTATCAAACGGAAAACTATACGTCAAAGAATCAGGCATCGGCGATAACATTGGATGGGTAATAAAGTGATATGTGGAGGGGTGAACGTGGCTACCGTTCAACAAATTTTAAACGATATTAACTTGCGTTATCGGAATTCATTCACAACAGAACAAAAAATAGTCTGGATGAACGAAGAACAAAGGGAACTATTCGAGATATTGCAACTCGACTCGGTTCCTTTTTCTTTTTCCACCGTGGACGGGAACTATATTTATCCCATTCCTAACGGTGTAGAGAAGGATCGTATCAAAGTAATGACGATTCAAGTCAACGATGCGGATCCACCAGACTTCACTGAGATTGACTATATCGAGAATGACAACCGGCAATTTGTCCCATATGCGCAGTATTGGTACACCATCTTGGAGAATAACTTCTATATCAACGTTCCTGGAGGTCCGCTTGATGATCGGTTGGTTTATATTTACCTTGATCAGCAGCCGGAGGACATTTCACCGACGAACTTAAACGTCGAACTGTCCGTACCGGTTAGGTATCAAGAACTCCTTAAATTAGGCGTGCTCAAACGGATAGCAGCAGCCCGTAAGGATGTTATCATGTACAACAACTACTTGAGCGAGCACGAAAACAAAATCATCGAGCTAGAAATCAAAATGAAACTACAACAGCCTGAGTTTGATTCACCGATAGATACTCTTCCAAGAACGAACCGCAGTCGGAATGGAAGATACGTTCGGTATTTGACGATCAATTCAACGCCATAGGGGTGATAATATGGTGTGGCAAGCATTGCCCAGGGCGCTAGACCGCCGTTCTGCTTATGATTTTTCAGGCGGCATCAATACGGGTAAAAATCCATTTGACTTAAAAGACAATGAAGAAACAGATGGGTACGGTTGGGACTTTGACCAGTACCCTTCTTTGTCTACAAGAAAAGGCCGTACAGCTTACGGCGCTTCCGGTGGAGGTGTAACCTACCTGCTCATGAATTTCGGCAATACGCACCTTGTACGAGCCGTAGGAACGAAACTACAGTATAACTCAACAGGTACGACATGGGTTGACATTTCCGGCACATGGGCCGCAACAGACTGGTGCGCAGCGAACTTTGACGTTAATGGACCGGCGCTAATCCTTACCAACGGCACAGACGCGGTTCAATACTGGAACGGTACAACACTCTCAGTATTATCTTCAAGTGCTCCAAAAGGAAAATATGTAGCTGCGGATAACCGACGTGTGTATATTGCATCCGGAGATACGGTGAGTTATTGTGCCTTCCAAAACGCGACAGATTGGACAACCGTGGATAACGCCGGGGTGGTTCAGTATTATACCGCAAACGGTGGAGATATCACCGCATTATACAGCTTTGAAGGACAAATTTGGGCATTCAAGAAAGATGCATTCGCACTTATTTTCCATACAGGAGATAGCCGCGTGAGTCATAGGCTCGTTGAGCAGTCCAACAATATTGGATGCGTCAACTTCAAAACGGTGGTAGAGGTTGGTTCATATCTATTCTGGCTCGGCCAGCAGGATGTTTACATTGGCGCCGGTGGCGCTGCGCGAGAAATCGGTGAGCCTATCCGCAAATACCTCAACAACATTAACACGGCTCAGATAGGTAAATGTTTTGCCTGGACAGACGGTCTTAAGTATTATCTTTGCCTCGTCACCGGATCAAACACGGAACCGGACACTGAACTTGTTTATGACCCACGTCCAGACCGCCGAAAATGGCGCGTAAGGAGCATTTCGCTCGGTGGATTACGTTACGGAGCTTATCTCAATAACGTGCCTTACGCGGGAGATTACACAGGTCAAACGTATCGACTGAACAACGGTACAACAGACAGTGGGACGCCAATCTCTTGGAGCACAACATCGAGGCCGTTTGATGACGGTGCAATGGAGGCTGAGAAAGAATTGTACGAGCTGCACATTCAAGGATTGTTCCCGGCCGGGTCTACATTATCTGTTGCTGTCTCTCCAAGTGACAGGGGAGATGACTTCTATCCGATCAACTACAATCCGACAGCCAATAATTCGGTAGCTCAGGGAAAGAATCTGATCGTTCCGCTTGATACGGTTCCGTTGTGCAACTGGTATCGCAATCGATTAAGCGGTACTGGACCCGTCGAATTGTATCAGGTGCAGAGGTATTCGAGGATTCAGCCAGTGCAGAATTAAGGAGGGATAGCATGCCAATTCCAGACATAGCGGGATTGCCGCCGTTTGCCGAGTTTCGAGACTTGGAAACAAAATTAAGCGAACTTATCCAAAAGTACAATAACTTGTTGGTGTCGTTAGACAGCCTCAATGTTGTTTCTCTAACGGCAGATCATATCGACGCCGGTACGCTTAATGCCGGAATCGTGACGGTGCGAGCGGATTATGCTGGCGGGGCTTTTATTGAGATCAGCGCTAATGGGATCCGGATTAATGATGGAGTGAAGGATACGTTTGTTGCGGATACAGCGGGATTTATTACATTGGTTGGGGCGGTATTTAGATCTGCTCTTGGTTATCCGAGAGTAGAACTCAATTCGGTCCAAAATCTTATTGCTGCATATACGGATGCTGATACTTATATAGCGTTAATTCCCAATGCTTCTGGCGTGCCGACATTGGTCATGGTAGATGCCGGCACAACAAAAGGATTCATGAATCGCGGATCAGCATTGACCGGAACTACTCTTGGTACATTTGATAATGAACCACTAAATTTGCAGCCTCACGGTCCGTTGCAAATTGAAGGAACGAACGGTATTTCTGGAAATTTCAGATATGTAAAAGATGTTGTAAATGGCGTTAACACTTACGGCACTATTACAGTCAAAAAAGGAATAGTCACAAACATTACGTAGTCATCCGATAATATGGTATAATGAACTAAAAAATACCATTGGGGATGATATTGTGAAAAAGTTTTTGTTAGGTTTATCCATTGGTTTGATGCTTTCTATTCCGATTGGAGCGCATGCACAAATTGCTAGTATGATCGGAAAAGTAGTAGACGGAGTATTTCCTGTTAAAGTAAACGGAAATTCTATTGAAAATTCGGCAATTGTCATTGAGGGCACTTCATATCTACCGGTTCGAGCAATGGGCGATGCATTAGGAATGGACGTTTCGTTCAATGCCGATCTTGGAATAGAACTAAAATCTAAAGGTGGGAGCGCATTGACATCTCAAGAACAAAAAGATCAAGCAACGAGGTCCAAAACAATACAGGATCTTAGTGCTAGAATTACCGTGTTAATGAATCAAGAAAATGAAGTTAACGCTATTATCCAACCTTATGAAATGGATTACTATATGATTAATGGTAAGTCTTCAAAAAAAGAAAAAGATGGAGCTTATTTTGAGGCCGTAAAAAAAAGAGATGAAATAAAAAAAGAATTGGATGAATTAAATCAAAAGCTAAATGCTGTTATAAAAGAGCAAAATGATTTTGCAGAATCCAAGAGACAGCAAATTCTACAACAACCTTGAATGTATATTTCAATCATGATAAGCTTATAAATAACAACAGGAGCCGGTGCCAGCCGACTCCCCGTACAACACTTGGACGGAATCCTCCGAGTATGGAACCCGAAAATGTAACCCGCCGTGGCGCTAACCTGGGCGGGTTACTTCCGTTTAAGATATGTCAACAGCGCGAGGATAAACATCCCGAACATTAACAAATCATTGAACGAAAATTGCATAGGCAACACCTCCTTCCCGGAGGCAGCCTACCGCCCAAGTTCAGTTGTACAACCCATATTATACCATAAGTCGCTTATCTAAGCGGCTTTTTATTTTGCACGGAGGTGGTCACGTTGGCAATTGATTATGGTGTCAGACAAGGTCTTTTGAGCAAAGGATACACAAATGACGATATCGGATATGACCAGAATACCGGATATGTCCAAGTAAAGGGTCAAAACTTCATGAAGCCCGAACTGAATATGAATGGTACCACCTATACAAGCCGACAAAACTTTGACAACGCTTATAACCAGTTTCAAAATAGCCAACGATCTCAGCAGCAACAACAATTGACTAATCAATATATCCAGCAAGTGACGAATCCAACGACTCGCACCAATCCTTACGTCGATCAATATACGCAGATGATCGGGCAAATACAAAATATCATTAATCGTCCGATGCAGGACCCTTATTCTACACCTCAGTATGCAGCTGCACAAGCACAAGCACAGAGAAGTGCGCAGCAGGGAATACGAGCAGCACAAGAGGCGCTTGGAGCAGCAGGGTTTGGACGTTCTACAGCACTCGGAAATGCCGCACAGAGAGAACAGAACAACGCAACAGAATATCTAATGACTCAGGTTCTTCCATCCATTCAAAATCAGTTACAAGCACAGCGGCAAGCAGAAATATCTAGTTTAACCGGACTGTTAAACCCGGTGTATAACCTTATCTCACGTGAAGACACACAGCAGCGAAACCGACAGCTTGACGTAAGAGATGTTATCGACCTTTTAGAAAGACAGGGGCAAACAGCATTCAGCAATGATTTAGCTAGAAGACAAGATTCCCGAGAAGAAGCTGGATTAAAAGGATACTACATGCCTGAAGGAGCAAGAGAAGCTATAAACAATATTCTTGGCCTGAAACAACAAGCCGAACAGTCTGGAGTTACAGCAGATCAAATGGCACAATATCGCGCTGCGGCTGATGCTGAACGTAATAGATTGTATCAAATGGATATTGACCCGAGTTTCGTTGGCTTTGACGCAGATTATGCAACAGCAGCACAGAATGCAGCAAACTTCCGTGGAATCCCGACTAGACAGACGCAGAATGATATGTTTAACCAGCAAATGGAGATCCAAAAGTTCGAGTATCAAAAGTTGCGCGACCAAATTTCCGATGAACAGTACAAACAGAAGTTTGACGAAGATGTTCGCCGCTTTGGACTAGAATTTGCGGCTAATGAAGCATACCGTAGCGGTCAATTGGCGCTTGCTCAAGACGACAACGACCGTCAATGGGCGCAATTAGACTATGAAATGTCTAATAGCGGCGATAAATACCGCGGTTTGAATGCAAATCAAGTACTTGACAATGTTAGAAATAACTATACAGACGTCGTTGAAACAGATACAGGAGAGGCAAAAGTCATAACCAAAGATCCTAACCGCAGATACCAAATGTTTCTTGATGTGATAGACTCCGGACTTCCAACTGATAATGAAACAAACCAAGTCCTGACTATGCTCGGACTTTCTAAGAAAGAAATCGATACCTTCAAGGCAAGGGCACGAAAAGAATTCGGCGGTAACTCGGGAAACTGACTTCCTCGGTAAAGGTGCCGCAGGCTTACCGAGGGGCGTTTGAATCTGCGGCCAGCTCTACTGGATTGCCCGTTGATCTGTTGGGTGCTATCGCAAAAACCGAGTCAAACTTTAATCCATCAGCCAAAAGCAAAGCCGGAGCCTACGGAATAATGCAACTGATGCCGGGAACCGCAAAAGAGCTTGGCGTCGATCCACGGGATCCGGCGCAGAATGTAATGGGTGGCGCGAGATACATCAAGTCAATGATTGATCAATTCGGAAGTGTAGAGCTTGGATTAGCTGCTTATAATGCCGGACCAGGTAATTTACGTAAAGCCATCAGGCAGGCTGGTAGCACGAACTGGAACGACGTGAAGAAGTATCTTCCGAAAGAGACGCAGAACTATGTACCAAAAGTATTAGCTAACCGGGGGTGATGTCATGTCGGAATATGATCAAATACGACAAAACAGGCGGCAACGCGGAAAAGAAGCCCGGGATCGCGTGTTAAGCGGACGTTCAGGTCAGTCCACGCGGCAATCGTCATCGAGTGAGTATGATTTCATCCGTAACCGTCCGGTCGAACCGGCAACAACTCCTGTACCTTCAGCGCGACCAACCATGAATTTACCGGTTATGGACGTTCGAACATCGCCATTGGCGCGTCAAGCGGATGCTGTCGAACCGCCTAAACCTTTGCCCGGGCGAGATATTCCCGTTGTTGGACAGATTCTTCGCGGACTTGATTGGGTTTCATCGAATCCCGTATCTGAAGCCATAGCAGAATATACCGTACCGGATGCACCGGTGCTGCGTAACGGGCAATATGTCCCAGGATCAAACGCCCGGGAAGAATTCCTAAAGCGGTCCGGCATGCAACCGGCCACCGGTGTATCCAAGGTCATTGGGCAAGTCGCGGCCCCATTTTTTGTCCCAGGCGCAGGTTTAGGCGCTGGAACTGGACTATACCGAAATACAGGAACAGCTATAAATGCAGCTGCGCCTAAACTCGGTCAAACATTCGGCGGAAGAGTAGCACGAGAGGCTACACGAGAGTTCGCTGTGGGCGCTCCATTAGCGGCAGGTGTGGAACTATCACAAGGTTCAAACAACTTGTCAGAAGCGGCAAAACAAGGTCTTATCGGTGGTGCATTGGGTGGGGCAATTGGTGCAGCTGCACCTTTAGTTGGCAGAGGCATTCAAGCGCTTAGGGATAGAAGGAATGTACCTACTAGCACATTAGACCAAGGAACGGTTTCAAGTGAATTACGTCCAATTTTACCAGAAAGCGAACTAACTCAGATAGCCGACGAGGGGCTTTCCAGATTGGCTCCGGAGACAAACCCGAATATTGTATCGTTTGACCCGCGTTCACCAATACAACAAACGTCGAATCGTAATGTAAGGAATCAACTATCTAATGAGCGTGGCTTGATGAATACGATGTTGGAATCCGATCGATTAACGCCTGAGGTTAGAACTGGTGTAGAACAATCACCAACAAGGCGGTATGAACCGATCACTAACCAAACTACGGTAAATTCGGCAAATCAGCGTTTAAGCCGCGGCATCGATGAAGCTGAAGCATTTGCTTTAGGTGGCAGGGGCGGAATGGACGCAGAACAGGTAGCAACCGGATTCCGGTTGATCGATGAGTTTCAACGAACCGGGCAAGTGCAGCGTGCGGTTACGATGGTTGAGAGGTTGGCCGAACGTCTTACAGAAGCGGGTCGTACAGTTCAGGCCGCATCTCTTTGGAACCGCCTTACACCGGAAGGAGCGCTTATCGCAGCTCAGCGTAAGGTGCAGAAGATCAACAGTGAGCTTCCTAAAGGATCACAACAGCTTAAGATTGATGAAAACACCGCCAATGACATTATGCAAGCAGCCGGAGCAATCCAACGGTCCGGAGCAAGCCAAGAACGAGCCGCTAATGTGATTAACATTATGGACCGGTTACGTGCCGGTGAAACCATATCGGACGCAGACAGGCAGACTGTTTCTGATTTTATCAAAGACGCTCAGCAATATGTTAAGCCCAACAAACCGCGTAATCCACGTCCGGCTCATCCGCCGCGGGAAATGAAGGATAAGCGCGTCAGTGATAATGTGATTGATTTCCTCAAGCGTCAGGAAGAGGCCGCGAAAGAACGATTGCGCGCTAAAGGCGTCACGATTAGTTCTAACCCTCTCGATCAATGGGCAGATTATGCGATCATTGGAGCGTCTAAACTGGCTCAGCTGGGCGTTAGAGGTGCTGTAAAGTTTGCTGATTGGTCAGCAGAGATGATCCGTGATTTTGGGGAACAGATAAGGCCGCACTTGCTTGATATTTACGAAAAATCAGTTGAAAGTTTAGGGTCGAATGTTAAACAAATAAGCCAAAAGGTTTATCAATCCGCTAGTAAATCCAGCTCAAAATTATCGGAAGAACAACAAGAGATCAATCAACTTACAAAGGAACTCGCTGACAAGGTTAAAGCAGCAATAGAAAAGTCGAAAACAGGAAATGTTGTTGATGATGAATTACAAGAGATCAGGAATTTATCGGATGAACTAGCCGATCTCATGCCAGAGAGAGAGCCTACGCCACCAGAAAAAAGATTCCTTCAGGCGGTAAAGTCGCTATCTAAAAAATTATCAGGTGTAGAAAGTCCTAAAGCAACTCCTGATCAATCAGTTAAAGAAGTTCAAAAACTTTTAACTACCATCACAAAAATTGCTGACGAAGGAAGACCAAAATCACCAAAAGTTGAAATCGATACAGCTTCCATTGAGGGGTTAGGATATCAATTAATGGAGAGGACAAAGCCTCGTTTAATCAGCAAAGAAGAAAAGATAGCTGAAAGCTTTTTGAAGAAAAACAGCATCCGATTAAGCGAAAATGATATTGATTCTATAAGGAATTTAGCGCAACAGGTATCTGAGTTGTCTGGAGACGCAAAGCGAATTGCTAGCCAAGATTTACAAGAATTACTCAATAAGTTCGAACAGGTTGGAGTCGGGAAAAAGTTAGCTGCTGGACAATACATTTTCATGCTTCTTAATCCTGTAACTCAAATTCGTAACATCGTCGGTAATGAAATCATGTATCGTCTCGAACGATTGTCCCGGACTTTGGCGACACCGATTGATTTCGGAGTATCAAAGTTAACGGGGAAGGATCGGCAAGTCACATTCCTCAGCGGACCGCTTAGCTGGCAGAACTTCTTTGCTCCAGCACAAGACTATTGGAGAGGATTGATTGAGGGTGGTCGGGCTGGGTGGCGCGGAATCAATCCGGACGGATTAACCACGGCATACGATATCAGCGGTCAGTCATTCCGGTCTAAACTCAATCCGATGACATATCTTGAAAAAACACTCGGTGCGGTCATGAAAGGTTTTGACTATGCCTCTTATAACAGGGCTGTACAACAGCGTTTGAGAGAATCAGCTTACTTGGACGCAGTAAACAATGGAGTAAAAGGAAGAGAAGCTATACAGCGACATATCAGCCGTTACATGGCTAATCTGGACGAGAATATTTCAAACATTGCAAGCCAATACGGGCAGTATGTTACGCTGCAGGATAGAACAGCACTTTCCACTATGCTGAATAACGCCAAGCGCGGCCTTAACTCTCTTTCTACAGGATTTAGAAGTAAAGAGTTTGGGGCCGGTAACTTGATCATCCCATTTGCCAAAACGCCTGCAAATCTTTTGCTCAGAGCTATTGATTTCAGTCCTGCAGGGTTTGCTAAAGCAATCCTTCAAACGCATGATATCCTGCGCAAGCCTAATACCGAATTGACACGGGCAGATGTTATTCAATCCGTCACACGCGCATTACTCGGAACCGGATTAACCGGTGTTGGTATGTGGTTGGCTGATAAAGGGGTACTCCGCGGCGAATCTCCAACGGACCGGGATACAAGGGAATTGGAGAGAAGCGCTGGCCTTAGTCAGTATCAAATTAATGGATCAGCACTTCAACGTATGATGGCTGCGATGGTTACCGGGAATATGAGAGACATTAATGAAGCCGCAAAGTTACGTCCGGGAGATACTCTGTGGCAGTACGAATGGGCGCAGCCAACATCAATGCCGCTTGCTGTCGGGGCAAATATCGTTCAAGAAAGACGCCAATCCGCACGCGACCTACTGAAAAAAGGAGAGTCCGAAAGTGGATTAAAGCAAGGATTGGATGTCGTTACCGGTGCGATGAATACACTGTTCAATTCGTCGGTTTTGCAAGGTCTACAGCAGGCGCTTGATGTTCCTCCTGGGGAAGAAAACAAGATCAAGGCATTCGGTGAGAATCTGCTGAAACAAATCCCGAGCATGGCCGTTCCATCGATGGTCGGACGATTTAATCAATTAATTGATAATGCTCAGCGCGAAACATACAGCCCTGACTTTACCGAAAAATTACTTAATCCAGCCATGTCGAGGGTACCAGGTCTTGCTCAGGATTTGCCACAGAGGTCCGATGTATTGGGACAGCCAATGACTAGAGCTAATACATTCTTCGACGTGTTCTTATCTCCATCTCAGCGTGCTACGTTCAAACCTACAAGGGAGGCTCAATTGGTATTTGATCTCTTAGGATCAACCGGAGAAAGCAAGGTTGTACCTCGCGCTGTGCCGCGCTACATCACAGGAAAGGATCGCTTAACAGGCAGGGATAAGCGTATCGATTTGACCGGCGAGCAATTGGTGAAATATCAAACGATTGTTGGTCAAGAAACAGCCAGACGTTTGGCTACTATTAATCCGAATATGAGCGACGAGCGTAAGGTTAAACGAGTGCTTGAAATCTTGAATAAGGCCGGTGAGATTGGTCGTACAAGAATGAAAAAAGAACTTGGATTAAGATAAACGGGAGCCCTCCGGGGCTCTTTTTACATGGAGGACCTTATGATCATGCCCCTTGCTTGTGCCGTGGACGATTATGTCTTTAACGCCGTAGCTGCAATATGCGGCGAGGAAACGGCATTTAAATTGTGCTATGAAGATTACGAAACTTACTTTGAAGTAAAATCCGTGGTGGATATTCTTTTGGGAGGTATCGGCCCCGGAGGTAAACCAATAAAGGAGAGTGAAACGGCGTGAAATGGACCATGCCCAGCTTTTTAGTATCGATCATTACGATGGTCGCAATCGCTTTAAATCAGCGGTTCTTATGGAACCTTGATCCCCAGCAGATCATTGCATCCGTTACGGTCGCCGTGAACTTTATCGCCGTTGCGCTGGTAGCTGACATTGCGAAGATCAAGCGTGGAGAGAAACCGAATTTGAACAGCACGAAACTGTTTACTATGCTTTTTGCACTTCTGCTGATCGGATTCAGCGAATATATCGGGATTCAACTGGATGATGAGTCCGTTTGGTGGATCGCCGGTACAGCTGCAGCGTTTATCACAGGGAAGGGTTTGAAAGATATCGTGCAATTGAAGGGAGGAAAACAAGAAAATGAACATTTCAGTACCAGAGAAAGTACTAAGTAGCTTGGGCGTACCACAATTGGTGGACGTATATAGTCAGCTTCCGGTGAACAAGAATTACACCTGGGGCGATTTGGCCGGATGGCGCAAGGCAGAGGATCTGACAACCATTGCTATCCATCATGACTATTATCCTAAAGCCAAAAGAGCGCATCTAACCCCCATGCAGATGATGACGGAAATCGCCAACGATCATATCAAGTCCACCAAGAACGAGAAGAATGGAGACGCTGGATTTCCGTACCATTTTTACGTCATGCGCGGCCAAATTTTTTATACCAACCCTATCGCAGCCAGAACATACGGAGTAGCAAACAACAATGGACATACGATTCATGTGTGCGTGCATGGTGATTATTATCAATCGGACTCTCTGACGGACGCCGATTTAAACTGTATTATCGCCGTGTGCATTATGCTGAAAGGACTTTTACCTACTGTACAGGCCGTTAAAGGACATGGGGAACTGAACCCATCCAACTGCCCGGGCTTTAATATGGAGCGTGTCAGAAACGCAATCATAACCGCTGAGAACCGGCTGCAACAGCAAGAATCATGGGATGCCAAGATCACCAAGATACGCGAGCTCGGAAACCAATATAACTACATGTTCGACCGGATCAAACTCGGCGAACAGGACGGAAACGCACAATGGGCTATGAATAACTTGCTTGATGTGTATGAGATCATGAAAAGTAAAGGACTCCTATAAAAAAAGCCTCCTCATTATGAGGGGGCTATCTATTTACCGCCTGAATGAGATCGGCATTTTCTTCTAACAACCGTTCCACTTCCTCTATAAGCCATTCTGCATCAGATCGGTAAATTTCAGCTTTATCAGTGTCGTGCATATATTCATTGATCCCTAGCTTAACTCTTTGTTTAATCTCTTCTAGTCTATCCATATATTGTACCTCCTTATAGCTATAGTGGTATAACGTTACTATGAATAAAATGGCGAAACAAATATCTCTCGTTCACCATCGCAAAAATTGCATTTCAACATTTCGACTGATTCAGAAGGTTGTTCTGGTATTTCCATTTCCGGCAATACCCAACCTCTTCCATCGCATTTAGGACATTTGATTTTTGAGTATTTCATCCGTTATCCTCCCTTTATATATCTATAGTGGGTTATTACTATGCATAACCACGCGTTTTTCCGTGTTCCATCCATGTTGGAGGACTGTAGTTTCCGTACATATAAATATTGCCTTCTAGTCCTGATTCTTCCCATACGATATATGTGCGATCATAACCTAATTGATCCAGTTGGAATGAAATTTCTTGTAATGTTAGGAATTCATATTCTTCATCGGAGTTCCATTTCAATTCTTCTTCTTTAATAATCAAACGTTGCATTCCTTTATGTGCGATTATAGTAACAGTGTCTACAAGTGGATAAATTGTCTTTTTAGATAAGTCTTCCATCCTCATTCCTCCTCAAAAAGTTCTTCATACTTCCAACCTGTAGCCTTTAAAATACGCAGAACATACCCATGGGCAGGTGTCCCGCGGCCATTAGACCAATCGCTAATAAGTTGAGTGGATACCGGATTTTCCAAGCCGTAGGAAATGGCATTAGCAAGCCACGCCTGTTTTATATTGTCACGTTTCATTAGTGCTCCTAAATTACATTTTACTTTTACCTTCATTATAGCAACTCCCATAAAGTTCTATCACCTCCTAATTATGCTTGTACCTAAATTATAACACAAGTATCGTTAAAGCGGTACTGTAAATACAGTACTAAATTTAAAGTAACCATCATAGAATAAACCATAACCCAAAAGGAGATGGTCCCATGAAAGTGATTATGATTGACCTGTGCAGACCGCGGCGAGCGATCCAAAGTAACCTCCCATCTGCATATGTTGTCATCTTGGGCATATTGGCCGTGAAAGGATGGATGGATCTATGGAAGTAATGCCGATCCACCAGAGGCTTGCAGAACTGTGGATGGTCAACAAGCGCAGGCCGCTTACCGATGCAGAGATGATGGAGGTACATCACTGCTTGTCCGCAAATGTGGATTACGTGTGGAAAATGTGTTATTTGCAGAATTTATCGCTAATGGCATCCATGACAGACGATATCGAATGGCAATTCGAGATATGCGCTCAGATCGAGGAACTTCAGTATGGACAAATAAAAAAGCCGGGCCGCAAACGCAGCACCGACGAAAAATAAACCTGATATAGTGTATGCAGGGGGAGGTGAAAACTTTACTTAAAAAACATATACACAACATATTAACACTGGGTGCATAATTTAAATTAACAGAGAACCATTATACTGATAACAAGTTAGTGTAAATGAA